GATCTAAAGATGAAGACCTCGCGAAAGAGATGGAACGGTTCAATAAATTCACGTTCCAAAACAAAAAGGCATCCGGTGGAATGATTTTGTTCCCCAATACATATACCAATGTTCAGCAACTCAAACAGGAAGCATACAAGGTTGACGCCGAGCAGTTAAAAGTGATCAAAGAGTCCGTCTTCGATTATTTTGCGATCAATGAGGACGTCATCCAGGGGAAAGTGTTCGGCGATGCCTGGTTGAGTTTCTACGAATCTTGTGTGGAGTGGTTCGCCATTCAGATCTCTGAGGTCATGTCGAAAATGCTCTTTTCTGAGCGTGAGCGACAGTTCGGAAATCGGATCGATTTCACTTCCAATCGTCTTCAGTATATGTCCAACGCGGACAAGATGAACGCGATCAGTCAGATGGCCGACCGCGGCCTGATGACTCGGAACGAACTGAGGCAGATCCTGAATCTCGCTCCGCTTCCGGAACCGCTCGGATCACAGATTCCGGCGCGAGGTGAATATTACGACGTTACAGAGAATGGAGGAAATGACAATGCCGATGGTAATTGACAAACGCGAGTATCGGCGGATCGAACTGATGGAGGTTCGCGCAGCCGATGACGGTCAGAAGATCGTCGAGGGTTACGCGACCACATTCAATCAACCGTATGAACTGTTCCGCGATCCGGACACGAACATGATCGTCCGTGAACAGGTTGACCGGAACGCATTCGCCGAGACTGACATGAGAGATGTGATCATGCAATATGACCATCAGGGCCGCGTGTTCGCAAGGGTGAAAAACCACACTCTGACACTGACTCCGGATGATCACGGTTTGCACATCCGCGCTGACCTGGGCGGAACCGAGATCGGCCGTCAGTTGTACGAGGAAATCGACGGCGGATATACGGACAAGATGTCGTTCGGATTCACGGTCGCCGCTGACCGTCACGAACGGTTCAAAGATGCAGACGGAAACAATATTCTGCTGCGGACGATCACAAGTGTCGGAAAACTTTTTGATGTTTCTGCCGTGTCGCTTCCGGCTAACGACGCGACTGAAATAAGCGCGAGGGGAATCAGCGACGGATTGATCACTGAGGCCATTGAGGAGATCAGGGCCGAGAACGAGCGCGAACGCAAGATCGGAGAAATCCGGAAACTGCTGAAAGGAGAAACTGAAAACCATGACGAGTGAAGAGATCATCAAGCGTCAGGGTGAGATCGAGACGCGGAAAGCGGAGATCGAGGCTGAACTGAGCAATCCGGAAGCCGATCTCGATGCTCTGACCGAGGAAACCAGGAAACTCATGGACGAGTCCAACGACCTGTCCTCTCAGCTTGAAGCGCTGAAAAAAGCCGCAGCCGAGGCGGAGGAAACTCGGCAGAAGATCGCTGATGGCGACATCGGCGAAACCAAAGAAACATTTCAGGAGGAAAAGAAAATGGATAACATCGAAGTCCGCAACTCCAAAGAGTATATCGACGCCTACGCCGAGTATATCAAGACCGGCCGTCCTGATGAGTGCCGCAGTGTGCTGCTGAGCAAGAACGCTCCGGCGAATGGTCAGCTTCCTGTGCCTGACATGGTCGAGAGTGTCATCAAGACCGCGTGGGAAAAGAACGAGTTCCTGAATCGCGTCCGGAAGACCTATTTCAAGGGCAACCTCCGCGTTCCGTTTGAACTGACCGCGACCGGCGCTTTCGTTCACGTTGAAGGCACGACCGGCCTGACCGAAGAGTCCATCACGATCGGCATCGTGACTCTGACTCCGGAAAACATCAAGAAGTGGATCCGGATCTCCGACGAGGCGATTGACCTGGGCGGCGAGGACTTCCTCCGCTACATCTACGACGAGGTGACCTATCAGATTCTGTACAAACTGGTCGCCGAACTGGTCGCCGACGTGACCGGCGCCTCCACTGCGAGCAGCGCGACCGGAATCGGAATCCCTGTCGTGAAGGTCGCTCCTGGCGTGAACGTGATCCGGAATGCCGCGACCAATCTGACCGAGGAGGCGCGTGACCTGTGTGTCGTGCTGAATCGTCTGACCGAGGCTGAGTTCAACACGGCCTATGCCTCCGCGAACTTCGCCATCGATCCGTGGGCCGGTATGCCTCGCGTGTACACGTCCGCTCTTCCGGCGTACAGTGCCGCCTCCGCAAACGATTGTTATGCCATCGTTGGCGACCTGTCCGCGATTCAGGTGAACTATCCGGCCGGTGAAAACGTCGTGATCAAGTGGGACGATTTGAGCCTCGCGGAAGATGACCTCGTGAAAGTGGTCGGCCGTCAGTATGCCGGTCACGGTGTGACTGCTCCTGGACGCCTGGTCAAGCTGACCAAGTAATTCAGTGAAAGTCAAACTGACAGTCAGAAACAAGATTGACGGCGAGTCAGGGGAGATCGTTGAGGTTTCCCCTGACCGCGCCGCTTTTCTCTTTTCTGTGAACGCTGCCGAGCCGGTGTCAATAAAGGAGCAGATTGACACTCCGGAAAAGCGTTCCGCAAAGAGAACGACTCGGAAAAAGTGAACACGGAAAGGAAGCAGTCAAGATGTCCATGAAATTGATGATTGCGGTTCCGACAACCGATTATGTTCACGCTGAGTTCATGAAGTGCCTGGTAGATCTGAACACGAAACTGATCAAAGACGGAATCGATGTTGAGACTCACATCCTCGGCGGAACTCTCGTGTATATCGCTCGGAACCGACTCGCGCACAGTGCCATTTTTAATGAGTTCACTCATGTTCTTTGGTTGGACTCCGACATGACGTTCAGTCCGAATATCGTGGACGATCTCATGTTCTGTGGGAAAGACATGGTATGCGGAGCGTTCGTCTCTCGGCGTCCTCCCTTTGGGCCGTGTGTGTACTCGTGCATCGATAAAAACGCGGTGACAAAGGTTGACTCTTTCGGAGCCGAACCGTTCCGCGTGGCCGGATGCGGTTTTGCAGCAGTGTTGATGAACGTGGATGTCCTGAGAGAAGTTCACGCTCGGTTCAACACTTGTTTCCATCCGACTGACTATTACGGAGAAGATCTCGCATTCTGTATGAGAGTGAACGAGATCGGCCGTGAGATTTGGTGTGAACCGACCGTGAGGCCAGGTCACATCGCTCATGTTCCGGTTTTTGCCGGAGATCATCTCTTCGGAGGTGAACAGGCGTGAAGATCCTGATTGCTGCTCCACTGCGACAACGACCGGAGATCTTCCGCGAATATCAGTCGAGCCTTGATCGACTGGAACTGCCGGACGGCGTGACTGCCGACCGGTTTTTTGTTGTGAACGATTGTCCAGGAATCATTCCGGAGATCCGGAACGCGGACTATATCGTGAACGACTCGGAGGACGTGACAATTTATCACAACCATATGTGGACGGCGGATCTCGTCTCCAAGATGAGTGTGATGAGGAATCAGACGATCCAAAGAGCGCTCGATGGAGGTTATGACTATCTCCTGAGTGCAGACACGGATCTCGTTCTCCATCCGCAGACGCTGAAGGTTCTGCTTGAGAGCGGAAAGGACATCGTCTCGGAACTATTTTGGACAAACGGATGGTCGAACGCTTGGTTATTCGATCAGGCAGACGGTTACAGATCCGAATGGGAGACTCCTGGACTGTATGAAGTAGGAGGCAGCGGAGCGCTGATCCTGATAAGCCGGAAAGTTTTGGAACGTGGTGTGGATTACACTCCGATTCCGAATCTCAAAAAAGCAGTCTTCGGAGAAGATCGTCACTTCTGCATTCGTGCAGTGTGCAACGGTTTCTCTATTTGGGCGGACAGTCATGTTCCTCCTATCCATTTGTACACGCCTAAAGCCTATGAAGAATACATGGCCCACAAGGGGGAGTGATCAATGTTCAAAGAAGTGAAGTCGATGCTTCCGGTGAGCGGAAACGGTTATGACGCAGAGATCATCCTTCAGATCAATGCCGCCGCGCTCGATCTGACGAAGACTGCTGAGATCGTACTTCCAGGAGAGATCAACATCGTCCGCGCCGATGACGGAACCGTGACCGACACAAGCACTGTGACAGACGCGTTGGTCATCACGGCCATCGCGACTTGGTGCAATATGCGGATCGGCAATCCGGCGAACTATGACAATCTCCTCAAGGCTTATGAGGCCATGAAAGGCGCGTTGAGAATCAGCGGTTCTTACACTGATTTTGAGCCGGAGAGTGATGAAACATGAGGCAGATGACAACCATCGTCCTGATCGGATTCGCTCCGGATGCTCATGAGGTTGGCTCGGATCCTGTCGCAGTGAGACGGAGTGTCAAGGCACAGGAAATGAGTCTTTCGCTGACTGAGCGTTACCAAGCAGCCGGAACCGGACTCGCGCCGGAGGCGAAACTGTTGATTCCGTACTGTCGCGACTACCAAGGGGAGCGTGAACTGGAATACAACGGCGAACGTTGGACGGTGATCAACTCGGATCCTTACAAGGACTGGAACGGAACGATCCTCAGTATCAGACGGAAACTCGGAAACAGTGGAAGTTTGGAGGTGTAAGCGATGGACGATTACGCAGACCTCGTCAACGCTATGAAAGCGCTGACTCAGGGTGAAGGATCGGCGACCTTGACACTTCCGATGGCTGAATATGAGTGGAACACTCGACCTGAATCAAGCAGTTACGGAACAATCCGGATTGACTTTGAAGTCGATCCGCTGAACGGCGATGACCGGAAGGTATGCCGAGCGTTTGAGGGCAGTGTTGATCTGTATAGCCGGAGCCGGAACGGTGAAGGTTGGATCCAAGAGATCGAGACAACACTGGCCGCGTACTGTGATTCAGCCTGGATGCTGAACATCAGCACTTACGAGAACGACACTCGCCTGTTCCATTGGGAATGGAGTTTCCAAGTCGAGGGGTGATCTCATGGCCTGGACGATGAAAACAACAGGGATGGACGAACTTGTTCATCGGATGGACAAGATCGGAGAACAGGCGGCCGGAGCCGCCTCACAAGGCCTATACAAAGGGGCCGGAGTTGTCGCTGACTCGGTCAGCGCTGCGGTGGGAGCCATCGCAACAGAACCGTTCAAGTACGCCTCTGGCGGAAAGAAACGGAAACCATCTCCTGAAGAAAAAGCCATCGTCATGAATGCTCCTCATGGAATCGCGAAATTCAGAAACAACGGAATCCGGATTGATACGAGCATCGGTTACAACCATTCCGGCTATGCTGCGATAACTTGGAGCCATGCTCGGAACAATGTTCGCACAAAGTACAAGGTCAAAGGCGGAAAGGCGACTCGCGCTTCCATCGCGTCCGGTGGCACATCGTCGAAACCGGTGGCCGTGATCGCCAACGCGATCAACTCCGGAACATCGTTTATGGAAAAGCAGCCTTTCCTCCGGAAAGCGTTCTCGCAGTCTCAGAGTTCGGCTCAAGGCGCTATGGAATCCAAGATCAAAGAAGAACTCGACAAAATTGAACTATAACGGAGGGATAGAACAATGGCGAATCCTAATGTTGGGATGATGTATCCTGTTTGGGCGCCTCTGACGTCTCACACTGACGGATCCATGCCGACCTATGGAACAGGCAAGGTCATCCAGGAGGCGCGGAATGCGACCGTGACAAGGGAATACGCGAACAATCCTTTGTACGGTGATGACCGGATCGTTGATGACGATAACGGTCTGACCGGACTGACGATGTCGTTTGAATCGACCGGCCTGACTGATGCCGACCGTGTGGCGATCCTCGGCGAAACTGCCAACGCGAACACGACCACTGGCGGACAGTGGGTCAGCGACAATGAGACTCCGTGGGGTGGATACGGATACATCCGGAAGATGCGTCTCGACGGCGTCCGGTCTTTCGAGGCCTGGTGGACTCTGAAGATCAAGTTCCAGGAAGAGAGCATGGCCACTCAGACTCGTGAGGGTCAGATCACATGGGGAACTCCCACTCTGAACGGCCGCGCTGCCGGTCTGATCGTGGACAGTTCCGATGTTGCGCGGTATCAGTTGCACAAGACGTTCAGCGCGATTGCTGACGCCAAGGCATGGCTGAACGGCCTCGCGAATATTACCTGATGTCTTAGGGGGGCCGGTGTATCCGGCTCCCCTGATTTTATTAAGGAAGGAAGCAGATGTCATGACGGAGATCAATATTGGCGGACGGAAAATTCCGCTTTCATATACTGCATATGAGATGATCGAGATTCAGCGTCAGATCGGATGCACTGCGTTTGAACTGACGGACAAAGTGTTCGGAATCAGGTCGGAAGAGGACGAGAACAATCCGGCTGCTGAACCAAAGGTCATTATTGATGTTGTGAACGATCCTGACCGGCTTGAAAAGATGGGGAAACTGATCGCCATCCTCGGAAACGCCGGTCTTGAACAGTCCGGCCAGGAACCTGACCTGACAGACAAATGGATCTTGAGAAACATGAAACCGGCGCTGATCCTCGGATATGCTATCGCAACGATGGCGGAGATCAGCAACGGAAACATGATGGAAGTCAAAAACGACAAAGAC